CGAGTCGGCAGTCTCAGTGGGTGTCGAATGCCCGCGCCGAGCTGGAAGAGCTTAATCCGAACTACCTCACTCGCAAGCTGCGCGACAGACGCTTTGACCGCTCCGTACGTAAGGCTATTGCTTCAGGGCGACCGCTGACCAAGGCCAATATTGATCGCATGGTGACATCCCTGCAAAGCCGCACAGTGAAGTATCGCGGCGACGTTATAGCCCGTACCGAATCTATTGACGCACTGAGAGCCGGGCACCATGAGTCGTTACGCCAAGCTACTGAAGCGGGCGATGTTGCGGAGGGCGACGTTACTAGAGAGTGGGATGATACCGGGGATAGACTCACGCGCCGGACACACAGGGCGGCAGACGGGCAGAAGGTTAGGGGCAATCAACCATTCACCGTTGGCGGTTTCCAGCTTCGCTATCCGGGTGATTCCTCGCTGGGTGCGCCGGCTGAAGAACGAGTACAGTGCCGTTGTTCAGAAATTACAGAAATAAATTTCGGCTCCAAGGTTGCGCGGATTGAAGGCTTTGGCTGAAGTCGTAATCCGCTTTATCCGGCCCTGCTATTTAGTGGGGCTTTTTTGCTTATTGGTGTTGCAATGCTGCGAGGGTGTGTTATTGTTAAGTCATAGAGAGACGCCAACCACAGAAAAGGAACACGAAAATGACTAACGGAACTTGGACTAGCATCAACGAAAGCAACGCAACCCGCACACAGAAAGACGCACTGGTTCGCGCTTGCAAGATCTCAGTAATTCACGCAATCAAAAACGGCTGGAACGTGACGGTAACCATTAAAGATGCCAACAACGCAATTGCCGGTATCTTCACTAAAGAAAAATGGGCATGACAGTTCCAGCAGGCAGGGTTTTTATCGGGCCTCGCGGAGCAATTCAGGTCAATGAAATTACCGTTTAAATTTAAATCAGCGCCCTTCGGGGCACCAACCACAGCGGAGTAAACAACATGAGCAATTCAATGAAAATTTACATGGTTATGGATTTAAGCCTTGGCGTGATTGATTCCGACCGGCTGACGCTGGAAGAGGGTTTAAACTTGCTCTCAGAAAGCGAAGATTACGCCCTAATGCTGCAGCATGACAAAGACGTTAACCCCGTTTTTAGAGTGTGATTTTTGCGGCAAGAAACACTCAACTTTGAAGGTGGCGGAATGAATGCAGGCATGAAAACCCCAACCCTAACCGAGATCCGCCAGCACGTAGAATCCACAGGCGGCACGTACAGCCGCCAAAACATCACCCTGGCGGGCAATCCGGCCTACCACGTTAACGGCACGACGATGACTAAGAGCGAGATGATCGAGCGTTTTCAGCGGGGGGAATTGTGAGCAAACTATATGCAGAGAGGGACATCATAGAGCAAGAAGAGTTCTACACTCGGCACATTTCGGCTATGACAAAAGAGGACCTCGATAGTAAGTCGGACATTGCCGCCGAGCTGGCGCACAGGGGACTATAACGGCTTTATATCAGAAAAAGCAAATTGAACGATTGTATTTTAAGCTGGAAGGCTACCGCAAAATCAGGGGGTATGTAGACAGCTACCACGACGGCAACATCACCCACGCAGCCAAGACGCTAGGCGTTGACAAGTCCACGCTGCACCGGGTAATGGACACGGCTTACGTCATCAACGGCAAGCTGTACACAATCAAAAGGAAGTCAGGATGAAAGCACTAACAGCAACAACACTGGCACTATTAATGGCACTATCTGTACCGGCACTGGCGGAGAAGTCAGTCTGCAAGCAGGTCGCAAACCTTGCCGAGAACATGATGGAAGCGCGTCAGATAGGCGTAAGTATGGTTGATGCAATGGGGGCAGCTGGAGATAGCGCTATAATTAAAAGAATGGTAGTCGAAGCCTACGAAGTGCGCCGGTTCAAAGCTCCAGTATGGCAGGCAACCGAGGTGCAAGACTTCCGTGATGAGTGGTTCATGGTCTGCTATAAAGTGGCAGCGGAAATGAAAGAGTCTTGAGGATAGAGAAATGGATGACACACAGAGCGGATTTGACCAGCTTCATTATGTTGCGGTAGACCAAGTGACGACAGATAAAATAAGGGCGAGGTTTCGGAATGGCCACCGGCAATTCTTAAGGCGGACTTTGGCGATGAAACCTACTACTATAATCTTGCGGATTGTCACAGCGAGGCTAAGCCAGAACGGCCAACAATGACCGTAATAATTGACGGAGAAGAGTGTCAGAGGATTATTGCAGGATACGTTGATGGCCTGCCTTATCCTCAGACCTTTGACGAAGAGTTTTATCACAGGGTAATAAGCAGCGTAGTCCCGACAATCGTTAAAGTTAAGTAACCGATCAAGCCCAGGCAGTGGTGGCGCAAGTAACACTGTCAGTCAGAGCCCCTCGCATCTCCGTGAAGTATGATATAGGGGGGTGATCTGGACGGAGAAGCCTCGAGATGGCTAGTCCCGCGCTGTAACGCGGGCATTAATTCTTAACAAATGGAGAGTGCCATGAAATATATCTGGCTAATAGAAGACTACTCAAGATCAAATGACGGTGAGGCAGAATATTACGGGTTTTGTGAGTCAAAAAAGAGGCGGGGTTAAAAGCAGAAGAGCTCAATCTTGCCCGTTACATTGTGCAAAAATTAACTTATGACCAATGGGTCACTGATGGAAAAATAACCACAGATGGAAGCAGACCGGCAAACCCTGAGTCTTGCTGGGAGGATGCTTATGAAGTGGTAAAGGTTCCTTTAGTGTAGTCTTGATTGCAACGAACAGTCCCACTAAGCGCAGGTCTTTGCTATACTCCAGCAACGGAAAGGATGAAAAATCATGAGGCATTTACGGTACTGCTTTTATTCTGCAAACGACTGCAATGAAACGAGACATCCGCAGAAAGTCATGGAGTCTTTAGGGATCACCTATAAAGGTATGACCCCGCAAACGATGGGCGACCAGCTCTGGTATTGGGGATGCGAAAACGTACCCGAAGAATTGCCGGGGTATCTGTCAGACCTCAACGCGGATCCGCTTCAGTGGATTGGATGCGGGGTAACTCAAGAATTTGCCGATGAGATAATTGCAGAAGGTGGTGGGCATGCTGCCGACGAATTTGTGAAGCTTGAAAAATGGTACAGCTAAGATTGCACTGCCCGCCTGGTGCGGGTTTTTGCTATACTCCAGCAACCAGGAGATCAAAATGAAATCAACAAAAGAAGCATGGCTGGAAGCAAGCGTAAATGGCAGCTTGGTTTACTTAGCTGAGGTGATGCAGGTAGATCAACATTATGTTATTGAGATTAACCGCCCCAAGCTAGCGCGTATAGGTACAAACATAGAGGGAACTGGAGAGTTTAGACTGAACACCCTCGCTGGAACCCCTCCTGATGGCATTTGCACAATTTGCATAACGCCTCGTGATTGCGATCATAAGCCATTCAGTTTTGAGGGCAAATTTAGGCCGGAGGGTATTTACGGTCTAACCGAGATAGACTTTTATTCTAGTCCTGAGGGGTGCAATTAAATGGCTAACGTAACGATAAATCAGTGGGTAGCACAGTCTCAGGCTAGGTTAGAGGCGGTTTGGAAAACGGCTGCTCAAGACATTGTCAGAGAGATACAGACGCCAAGGGCTAAGAACGGCCGCATGCCCGTGGACACGAGCTTCCTCCGCAACAGCTTTGCCGCAAGCGTCAACAGCACCCCTACAGGAAACGGCAATTCATCTTATTCTGAGGGCCCTGTTAGTATTGTCATTGGCCGCGCCAAGATCGGAGACACCGTTGTTTTTGGATGGGCGGCGCAATATAGCATCTACGTTGAGGCGCGCTACGGATTTCTCAGAAGCGCAACTCAAAACTGGCAGCAGATCGTCGATAAGGCAGCGCAAAAAGTCAAAACGAGGGTAGGTTGATGACACCAACGAACACACAAATAGCCCAAGCTCTGTTCACGCAGCTATCAGCCGCATCGCTTGGCTACCCGATTGCATGGCCCGGAACAGACTTTAAGCCACCAGCCGCAGGCGTATGGCTAGAGCCTATGGTGATGCCAAACACCGGTATAGATAACGGCCTAGCTGCAACAGACGTCACGGTGCCCCAGGGGCTGTTCCAGGTGAGCGTATTCGACAGGCCGGGGCGCGGGATTCTTGCGGTTAATCGGGCAGCGGATCAGGTCAAGGCGGCCTTCCTGAAAAACGCAACCATCATCAATATGATCAGAGTGCAGCGCCGCCCGTGGAGCTTTGAGATTCAGCCGGACGCTGATCGGCTGTCGGTTATTGTCACCATCACGTATTCGGGTTAAACTGTTGATTGGCTCGTCGTGATGACGCCC